TCACTGGTCATGGGGAAAGCAAAAACATAAGTGCCGACCTGATCCCCGCTGTGCATCTCCTTAGCAACTACGTGATCACTCTGCATGAACTTAGACAGAACACGTAACATCGTGTCCTCTGGGATGTGATGGCCTTGAGTATCGAAATAACACTCGCCGTCGACTTTACAAACCATTGCATAGCCGAACACTAAACCGAGTTTTTCGTCAACTTTGCAAACATCCGCTGTTGCCGTGAATTCAGACATACCTTTGTCCTCTTGACTCTCTAACGCTAAACATAGCGCATAAACCCACTATCGCGCAAGTTTTCGCCTACTGTATCTTTAAAGATAACCAGCATCTACAGTTCACAGTCGTTTCCGGGGGTGCTTGTGGGTCTCCCGGATAACGAAGTTTGTTGCCTACGCCATCGGTGAACACTCCGTCCATCGTGGCAGTCTGGCCGTTCATTACGTTATGTGCATCTCGAACACGATCATCTGCTATCCTGTTCCAAACGCGCAATACTTTGTTAGGGTCTAACACCCCCTGCTCAACAGCCTCATCTATGGCGAGCTGTTGACTCTCTGAAAACACCCTAACAGCCGTGGTGTAGGCTACCGTTTCAGCACGATTTCGTCGCATCTTGTTTCGGTAAGCTTCTACCATGCGACCTGTTTCATCGTCGCTCATAGGACTGTCGCCGATCTTAGACTGACGCTTTAGTGAATCTCGGTAATTATCCACGGCCCTGTTAGATGACCCTGACAGTCCGACAGCACCTATAATCGCCTTAGAAACGTCACGACCGCTAGTGTACGCATCAACTACCGCCGAATTGATCGCGTCACGTTGTGCAGCCACGATACGTTGTGTCAATGTTTGACGATTCGATCTTATCAGATCACGTAGTCTCTTTGATGTAATATCATACCTGATTTTCACCCCCAGAAGGGCGGCCAAAGCTAACAAATACTCTTTATGCGACTCTTGGGTAACTTCTTGGATATCTTCAAAAGACTCAGCGAAGGCATCCGTTATAATAACAACGGCTTGAGGGATGTCACCCTGACTGATTAAACGGTCGGCCTCTTTACTAAGGTCACTGCCTTCGAACTCACGAATAAAACGCATATACATCTGTTGAACACGTTTGCTTATGCGTTCAACCATTTTGGAGTCGGGCTCCCGAACTTTAAGTATGTCCATCCTGTGTAAGACTTAACTTTCCCTATCATCTTGTCCATATTCCGTGTCCACGCCCCTCGATATCGTGGTGCGTCCATCCACGGTAGGTCATCATCGTAGTGGGCCTGTTTCTTATCTAACGGAACCCCACACAAGATGATCTTATCGTACCCTAAGTGTAGTGCAACCGTTATAGCTAACAAGCCCGATGAACCATCCCATGATTCTACATGTTGGTACAGCAGACCGTGCTCAGGCGGTATTGTCTTAGTGTTCGACGTCCAAAAGTTCTCAGCGTCGGGTAGGCCCATCTGCCTACGCTGTTCGATCCACTCAGGCATCAACTCGGTGTGAAGTGTTACCCAATGCGGTATCTTAAAAGGCATATCACGGCCAGCATTGTTAGTCGCAATGATAGTGTCTGGTTCGACTAACTCACACGCCTTGTCATAGTCTTCTCTCAAACACTTTGCACCGCCTAGAACAAACGCTACCTTCTTCATCAGAACCCTTTGCTCAAGCTGAAGTCGTCATCTAATGCCGTCCCGTCGGTACCAGTGGCGATACTTGAGGATAACGGCACTGCGCTTGACAAAAAACACCCAATTAGCTCCATTACGTCCGAACTAAAACGGGTAATCGCGTTAGGGTCTGCTCTGAAATACTCGATCTCAACGGTGTCGGCTTTAAGTCGTTTAGTTAAGCTCTCATTCGTGTTCGTAGACGTGTCTGTGGCGCCTGTGAGAAGATCGAGGGCTAACAACTGACTCGCCTCGACGGCTAACTCAAGTGAGTCATCTGCCGTTACATCACTGCCGTTACATGTTAGACCAGTTCGAGGGAAGTCTAACGTCTGGTCTTCATCGTCTTTGGAACCTTGCCACGGCTGACGATCTATCAAACGAGTGGCCGATATCAAGGCACGCTCTTTCTCAAGATCCGTGTAACCATCCCACGTCGAGTAGTCAGTTGAACCGATGAAATAGTCATCTGCATCGGCAAGGTTTGAATATGTCGTGTAGTCATTACCGCTAATAGTGATAGTGGCCATTACTTAGCCTCCGGGCTCCTGCCTCTTCGTTTCCGCTTCCCTTTGCAATGGTCGAATATCGTACCCACCCAGCACTGGTGTATAACATGACCGCTGCCGTTGGGTGTCAGATTGTGACCCCGTAGGTCAGGGTATCTGATCCTAGCCCGATCAAAAAGCCATGCCGAGTGCCACTCGGACTCCTTTAAAAATCGACCTGTTTTGTAATATCCGACCCAAGCCTCAAGTATAGGCAATATTTCAGGCACCTTGAACACTAAAAAGCCAGTTTCAGTATACTTAGAAGGTCGACCTAAATAAGAATATACGCAATCTTTGGGGAGAGCTCTGCTAATAAGAGCCGGTGGTATTATCTTTCTGACAACCGTATCGCCATCCAGCCAAACCATGTGATCATACTTACATTGTGTTGCAGCATGATGCATAACGAACACCATCCGACAGAACTTATGAGCGTCAAAACGGAAGGAGTAACCGTTCGCCAGCTCTTTCAGCTTCCACCGGCCATCAGGATCTTTACGACCCTGAGTTGTTGGATTACTGTACTTGTCTAGGAATTCCAGTAATCCGGGTATTTCGTTTTGCTCACGCTGCGTAACCCAAGGTCTGACCTGCTCTTTGATGCCATGCGTATAGACAATAAGATCACGATAGTGGATACCGAACTTCTCATATGAGTCTAAAAACCTGTGTCCATACTCCGCATAGCCTTTGTCAGAAAAACCTGTGACTATCTCTACTCGCTGTACCATTTGTACACCCTGTCGACACCTTCACGCCAGACTAAGCGATAACCCATCTTTTCTAATCGCTTAATAATTTGATCTTCAGTGCCGCCGAATTTTCTCATCAATCCATTGAATTCAATCACCAGTATCGGGTGAAACCGTTTTATAGTCCGTCTAGCCCCCTCAATGGCTAGACCTTCACAACCTTCGAGATCCAGTTTAATGAAATCGCAAGCTTCCAACTTCATGTCGTCAATTGCGATCGCCTCTACTTTACCATTCCTTTTGACTTTAACCTGCCGAGCGGTAAGAGCTGTTCTGTTCGAGCTGGGCTGAACGACGTCAACAAAGCAAGCCTTATTCATTATCGCTTTGTTATGAACCTCAATTTCGCCCGGATATTCAGCCTCGATCACGTTCTCACAGAGCATAGAGAAACTTGTAAAACACGGCTCGAACGCATGAACCTTGTCGTAGTAGTGCGCCATCCGAATAGTCCATGACCCTACATGAGCACCCCCGTCGATCGCAACCTTAGAACCCGTCTTTAGGTTCTTCATCCGCATTATCCGGTCTAAACGTTTTGCTTCTTCACGCTGAATGCCTTTCTGCCCCTTCACCAGTTACCCCCTTTCGCCTCGATGACTGTATTGCACATAAGAGGCTCGTTAAGAGCGAAATGTGCTATCCGTGCTACTTCGCGTGATGTCGCCCAGCGACCAATCCTACGCCTTTTGCCTCTCTCTAAGACCTGTCCAAAGTCCCGTCGTCTGGTAGTCATCTTAGCATCTTGTACCATCCACGGCGCTACGCCGACTAGAGTCTGTTTTGGGTGAACTAATCGTTTATTCCGAATATACATATGCATGGCCGCCTTAGCCCCGGCATACGCCATGTCGTATGACCCTTTCTCCCCTGAGTACGAACCGATTATGCATATACGGGCTTCTTGATTATTCCGAATGATAATGTCACAGGCGGATGCAATGTCTGAAAAGTTAACAGCGAACGTCTCTGAGATCTGTTCTTCTCGTAGCTCACACATCTCTTTACCATGAAGCACCCCCGAACAAATTAAATATTCATCGCAACCTACCGGGAGGTCACGGGGGTGGCGCCTCGTTATAACGTCAACCCCTTCGTCTGCATACATTTCAACATACTTCTGGGCTATTACGCTAGACTCACCTGTTACCCCTAGTATCACTAGATCATCTCCTTTATCCGTTGAGATGCTTCTACTACTGCATCGATCTTACCTGCACGTATTCTGATACCTGTCTCACCGACACGGATGATGTCGATCAGTCTCGTGTCTGCGCCCGATAGAGGCATTGCCCTGATGGACGAAAGCACGTTAACAATATTGTAATTACGCAATGCCGGGTAGAAATGGCACACATCGTCAAACATTGCGCCGATTTGTCGATCTTTGTCCCTCTCTGTCAGTTGTTGCAGAATTAAATTAGCCTCTTGCCACGTTCGGCAACTTTTACTGAAAGGCGAGAACTTAGCGCTTGATAAACTGGATAGCTGAAGTGCGGGGTTCCACGGGTACAGACTACCGAAAGGGCCGTCCATTATTGTGACAGCAACATCAATCGACCCTTCCAGTATTCCGACCACACAAGGTTCATAGCGGTCTATCGACTCATTATCATATGCACAGAACGTAGCGTCGATTGTTACATCATACTCTGGGTCATCAATCCCGTCGGGCTTGTAGCCATACGTTATGTGACCGTCTAACGCGCTCTGGTAGAACCGTCTAACTTCGTCTGTGACGATATGCTTCTCTTGAGTTAAGATCGCACCCTCGACGTTTTCAAGGCCATACGCCGAGGGGTCTTTAATAATTTCGAAATCGACTTCAGGCCTAAGAGTATGTACATACTGGTCGAAGTCGACAAGACTTTTGTTAGCCGCAATGGCATAGATGTTCGTAGGTATTTCTTTTATGAAATCAGCGTAAAATTCCTCGAATTCCCTTGCGTGCGCTTGGCAAGCATCTCTAGTTTTCTTCGATCTTGGGTAGTGAAAACCTTGATGAATACGCGCAGGAATACACCCCGAAGCGCCTTTAAAAATAGAGTCTTTAATTTCAAATATGTGGACGTCGTGACCTTCACGCAAAAGCGATAAACCGATGTGACAACCATAGAACCCTGCTCCAATAATCCGTATCTTCATAACCAATCCTTGATCGTATCGAACGCTCGACCCGATGACATCTCATCAAGCGTCCACTGGTGGTACCCAAGCGCTGCGAACAGAGGCATTCTGTCACCCATCATTGGGTTCTCGATGTCTGCTATGTCTCTGGATGAGATAGACGACATCACTGCCTTGCCCAATACGATAGACGGTATGCCCATTAGCGCTGCGTCAAAACAAGCGTTAGACCCATGCGTAACTACCACATGTGCGCCTTTCAGATCCGAAGCTAACGACCTACCGTCTTTAGAAAAGAACGATCCCGGTATGGGCGTAGCACCCCCCCACGATGGTTTCGGTCGGTAGACTATGGGTCTGTCTGTCACTCTGCGGATAGTCCTGAATATCCGCCTAGCATACTCAGTCGGGTTATCCATGCCGTAAAAATTGTGATACTTAGCGCTCGACCCTGCAAATACAATCTGCCTGCCTGAGGGGCGCCATTTATCTGACACCTTAAACCCTAGTGATAAAAAACGGTCAAGAGGGTAGGAGAGGCGAAGTGTCTTCGCTGGATGGTGCCCTCCGACCGAAACTCTCCAATACTTCCACGCTATCCCATGTTTCTGACGAGAATACCCCTTATCAAACATGATGGGGGTGACGCCCCTACTGATCATATCATCCCAGAGCCGTTTCGACTTCACTCCAACCATACACGCATATTGATAGTCAGTCTCTTCAGGCACATCGTGCGTAAATCTTCTTTCGACTTCAACGCCGTGACTCTTCGCTCCTTTTAAAAACGACTTAGCGAGATGGATCTCACGACGTTTATTTGACGCAAAGAAGACTATTTTCATCCGCCTCGTCTCCTGATCTCTCTTTCAAGATACCAAACCGCTTTACGCAAGTCAGTTATCTCGTCTTCTTTCAGACCGGCTCTCCAGATGTATTTCACCGCATTGCCAAGACAGAACGGCATGTGCTCTGATATCTGTATGCATTCGACTCCGCTGGGGTGCGACGTGTAGTGTCGAGGGTGGTTAACCTCGTCGTGCTCATGCCCCATATGCGTAACCCCCTCGCTTATCACGGTATCAAACCCTCTTCTTTCAAATGTACGAACGGCAACCCGCTCTTGATCTCATCTAACCTAAACTGCGTCCAAGCGATATCGCTTGCCCATTGCTTTCGGTCTTTCGGAAAATACGGACTCTCGATCCGCACTAAGTTCGTTTTCGCCATTGGGAGCGCGACTCCTGCTTCGACGAATACTGGCACGCCTGCACATACCGCTTCAACAGCCATATTGCTGTGTCGTGCAACCACAGCATGAGCCTTTGCAAATAATTCCTGGGGGGTGCTTCGCTTGTCGTACAACGCCCCTTTGATTGGTCGGCTTCTACAGCAGTTTGGCTTCGGCCTGTAGATGATCGGTTTATCGGTATGACGTTTGATCGTCGCATATGCTTGTCGCTCCCATGCTTGATGGTCTAATCCTTCGGCCCTTGCCGCCTTCTCCGAAAGACCCGCGATAACGATGTACTCTCCGCCAGTCCTCCACTCCTCTATCTTAACGCCTAACTCTTTCAGCCTTGAGCTATCATGCTTGACGTTCTGAAAATAATCTGTCGGGTGCCTACCGTTGATCGAGAACTTGTAATACCCATCGTATCGCGTTCGTATGCGCCTACGCCAGTACCCCAGATCAAGATACACAACGGTGGACTTCTCACGGTAGTCGTTATATATGCCTCTCAGCATGTCGGCGAACCCATAGTGAACAGCGTAATCACTATCGATCTTCTTGTACTGACGGCACTCGATTAGCTTAACGCGCTCACCTATCTTCTTGAGCCCGAACGCTGCTGCCTGAGCTGCGTAGACAGATCGAATGTTAGACTTAGCATAGTAGACGTTTACTCTTGCCATCTAAACGCCTCACCGCTGCGTATCTCATCCCAGTCCCATTGACCCCACGCGAGTCGGTGTAGCATGGGCATCCTGTCGCCTATCCACGGGTTCTCGATGTCAAACTCAGTCGTTGCGGCCTTAGCACCGACCCATTTAGCCAGTTGATGAAACACCGGCACCCCCGCGACGATCGCCTTAATACCGGCGCCCGACCCCCACGTAACAGCGGCCCATGCACCTTCGAGATCGTCTTCAAGGGTAGGGGGTTTATCTTTAATCTTACCCGGATGAGCGCGGACTCGGACAGGTCTATCGGTTATCTTACGCAGCTTAGCTACTATCGTCTCTGTCCAGTTGCGAGGCATGGCCACACCCTCTTCACCGATCGAACGTTGAGGCAGTACGAGTAGGTGCTCGCCGTCACGGCGCCACTCCTTGAGTTCTATGTTAAGCCTAGACCATCGGTCTTCGTCGCCTACGTGCCATTCTCCTGCTCCTGAGTGATGTCCGATAGCCAATGCCTTAGTCTTACCTATGTACCCATTTTCTGTGACGTACACACGCGCACCCGCATCCTCATAGCGTTTAGCTACGTGCTCTCGATTCTTACTTCGATTCCAAATTAGCAGTACGTCGTCTTGACGCGGACGGTGGTTGTGATCTTCGATAGCAC